AAAGGTGTGATTGTCATACCTTGTCACTATAAGTTGGAGTATGTTGAATGGAGAGATAGAGGTAAAGATGGATCTGGTGCGCCAGTAAATATTTATCCATCTTCTTCAGACATCATGACTAAAACAACTAGAGGGGCAGATTATAAAGATAGGTTACAAAATGGTAACTATATCGAAAAGACTGCTCAACACTTCATATTAGTTGCAGGAAATGTTCCTACAACTGCATTGATTGCCATGAAATCTACACAATTAAAGATTAGTAGAAAGTGGAACTCTATGATGCAAAGTATAAAACTTAAAGGTAAGAACGGTATGTTCACACCTGCATCATTCAGTCATCAATATGTGTTGAAGACAACTCAACAATCTAACGACAAAGGTAGTTGGTTTGGTTGGGAAGTTACTAAATTAGGTCCAGTTGAAAGTGCTGATCTTTACCAACAAGCTAAAAGTTTTGCAGAGAGTGTCTCTAAAGGAGATGTTCAAGTGAAACACGGTGAAGAAGCTCAAACGAGTGAAGCAAGTCATTACTAGAATCCTAGGTTGTGGGCGCCGAAGCGAGAGGAGAAGCGCCCACAAAATATTCGCATGGAACAGAAGTTTGTTAAAATATTTGATGGATTAAAAAGAGATTATGGATACGCAGAAATTACTAAC